GTCCGGTGCAACTAAGTTTTTATGAGGATCAGTGTAAGTTTGACCGATAGCTCCTAATACTCTTGAGATCGCATTTGATTAAAGGCCTCTCTCGCTAAAGCGTGTACATCCATAATGTTATCATCGCCGTAGGTTAACAAAGCAACATAACTCTGGAACCTAATCAAGTCAGGTAACACACTGAAAAAAACATACCGCATATACAAGCTATTCAGTATCGAATTAACTATGACTGTTAGACTCTGGCCAGACGGATTACTACCTGATGGCATGACTAAATCGCCATTAATATCATAGATGGGGTAAATCAAATCACACACCAAACTACTAATAATAAGTAAATCCGTGTCGTCATAGCCCGCCAAGAGACAAATCCACAAGACTATATTATATGCAGCAACCAAAAACAACACCATTGCTTTCTGATCGTAGGCCTTAAAATCTCCTGCAATATTGGATGGAGTTCCATTATGAAACTTTTTCATATACTTACCAAAAGTATCCCACAACGGTGAATGAGCGTTTACTCCAACTGCACACTCTGACGTGAAATTGTAAACTCTAAAAAGTTTAGCTATTGATAGTAGATATATTCGTTGGAGCATAATAAAGGCCAATGGTAAACAAGAAAACAACCTGCCATGTAGTTTTGTGGCTTTGAGCGTTTCATCTTTCAAATTTGTCGCACACACTGCACCTAACCTTTGACCAGTAGCCAGTTGTTCCTTAAGCTCCTCAAGCTCTCGCTGTAGCTTCTCAGGACAACTCACCGAATACTGTTGGCATCCATCTTCATCAGTATATTTTACCTCCAAAATATCCGATTTAGGTCCACCGTTCCTGTATCCTGGCAACAACACACCCATATGTCCTATAGATGTATGTGTATTAAGAGGTTCAAAACCTGGTACACCATTAACACCCATCATACACTCGTCTAGTGTCATTTTTCGAACACCTTTTAGTACCTCAGGTTTCTTGTCAAATAATTCCTTCCACTGAGCCTTATAATCTTCACTTGCCCTTTCAACAAGAGCAGGATCAGGTTTCGTGGGCTCACTAAAATTCTTCATCATATTATGTTTGGCTAACCACTTAGGTTTATTAGGTGTAGGCTGATATATATCATCAATACCAAATTGATCCAGCACACTCTGGTAAATGGGCGTTTTGGTTGTATGAATCTTCGCTGCCCTATTAGTGATACCTAAAGCCTGACCAAGGAAAGTAACGTTTTCAGTATCCTCGACAAAACGTCCAACATGTTTGGGGTGCACTTGCGTGCTCACGCCCCCAACAATGCGCAAACGATCTGACGAGATTGGCCTAAAGACAACATTTTTAGATAACATAGATTCAATAACAACATCAATTTCGCTCCTTTTAACCAGATTGGCACGACCTACTGCACCACCACCTTTTGTGTGTAAACCTATAATTGTAGGGTGTTTAATGTCAGTTATGACAGGTGCCATACACATTCCAGGTTTCGTAACACTACCCACCGTAGTATAACTCACACAAGGATACGTAATTTCTCTCTCAGAAGATGAATTTGTTGTGCCAATACCTGAAAAAATTAATGGAACTACAGTAGAACGAACCTCTTTGGTTTCGATGTTAACATCTTTATACACCAAAGTACCAGTGGTTGTTAAAACAAAATCATCAGTGAATAACCTACTAATGTCCTTCTGTGGGGGCATTTCTGAAATAGAACACACTGCGATGTCACTACCTGGTATACGTTTCCATTGTAAATCCTCAGGTCCAGGAGTCCAACCATACTTCACTCCATTACTAGCAAGACCTGAGATAAAAAAAGTAAATCTTTCTTTCCAGTTAGCTTTCATGAAATGGTAGGGTATAAACCAAAAATTTCCTCTATATGGCAAGGCATTGGTGCTTTGTTTACTTGAACTAACACAATACGCCAAACTAGTAGACAACATCCCTGGAGAGTCCTTAAAACCTATAATTTGTTCACGTACAAAATTTCCAGTGTTCTTGACGTATGGGGTTACAAACACATCTTTGGTCCACTCCTCTGGTTTCTTTGTTGCGTATTTGCTAGTTAGCATTGAAAAATCTCCACCATTATCAATAGTAATGTCCTCAGCAGGAACTGATTTATGGATATTATATGCTATAAGCCCCACTACAGAAGTTACAATGAGAGTCATAGCCGCACAAACACGATTAACAGGGTTGGATGCCCACTGGCGACAACGCTGCTCACTCTCAAAGCTAATAAGTTGACGGATAGACCACCCACTTATTTTGTTACAGAAAGTATCATAAGCTATGAATGGTGACAAACAAAAAGAAGTCATCATAAGAGGAGCAGCCCATAAAATAGTTAAACAACCACAATAATAAAAGGGAAAAATTATGCCTAGCGCAAATGTGGTTGAAGGTAGGAATACTTTTCCTTTCCAACCCAATTTTTCATCGACTAATGAACTTGCTATAAAATTTGCATACCAATTTCTTGGATCTCGCCACCGACCTGGTATTCTTCGCGTGGTAGAAAACCACATAAAGCAAGCTGATACAAGGGTAGCCAACTTATACAACCACGCAAGATCCAAACCTGCATGATCTATAGTCGCGTCATTCATCTCTGCTGCTAAACGATCTTTCTCTTCCTGTTCCGTAAGCTTCTCTTGTTGTGTTAAGACCTCATCCATATATGCGCCTACAAGTGCTCTTTGTTTTACTAAGTGCACATGAACGTCACTTTGGTCTTCACCGCACTCAAAACAAGCATCCTGCAGCATGCCATGGGGACAAGCAGAAACATCTCTCATTCCCTCAAGGTGCGATTCTTCACTAGTCATGTGTTCATCAAACATTGATACCATAGCAAACAACAACTGTCTATGAGTGATTTTGTGTAAGGCAATGGGACCGTTCCCATCACCAAAATCTCTCACTATATATCTCTGTCTAATAATCTGTTTACCATCAACAGTCAAACCAACAGAATGGGGTTCTGTGACTGTAAACTCATGAATATAGCGGTTGCCATCAAGTTTGGTCTTATCAATAGCACCACCCTCAGTGGCGTATTTTTTCTTAACCTCAACCTTGATAACGGCATCGAATCTTCTTGCAATAGCTGCTGGTTCGTGTACATCATCATGGAAATAACCATGTTGAGTTTGTGCGGTAACTGCAACCACTTTAGGACATAAAAACGAATTACCCTTCTGTTCTAACTCTGCTTTATTAACAGGAAAAGGAACAGGATTAATAAGCTTCAATAGCATCAAACTTGCGTTCTCTTGCGTTCTCATAGGTAATCCCTGATTAATATCATCGATCATGACAAAACGTTGGTTATCAGCAGTACTTTGGTATTTGTCTGACAAATTCATAACACATACATCAGCTGGCCCACATGACCAGTTATGCTTGACACCAATCGATTGCATTATCTTTGTAGCAACGGAAGACTTCCCAGTCTCAGGAGGACTATACAGCATAAAAGCAAATGGTTTCGCATTCAAGGGACTCTGCCCAAACTTGTGATCACATGCAGCAATAATCTTATTTATATTGTGTACCATCGTGGTGTATCTTATCATACCACCCAACTTAGGGTGACCATTGCAAGACTTAAGCTGTTGTTTCAGCTTAATACACCTTTCCTTTAGCTCCTCAAAGTCAAAGTCTTTAAGCAAAGTTCCAAAGGTGTGATACCGATTATACTTATCCATTATATCAATATACTCCTCTGTGACAAAACTAACTGTGTCTTTAATCCTAAAAAAACCCATAAAATCACCATAATACCATGCATCGGCAGCAGCCTGCGTAAAGAATTTTGCAGCTTCCAAAAAAAAGGTAATAAAATCAGCTGGTTTCACCTTGTCTATTTCTTCCTGTGATGGTTCTATTAGAAGCTTCATAATGTCGACAGGAGAACACGACTCTAATTTAGATGCCATGACGGAACCAGCTGCCATGAGTAACGCAACTTTCTTCATAACACCTACAAGATGTTCATCTTTTGAATGCCACAGTCTATTTAATTCCTTGAATAGTCCGGTAAATGTGTCAAAGCCAAACTGGTCCTCTTCATAAGAAAAGGTACCAACGATTAAATCATCCAAAATTTTGGAACATACGTCTGGAAAAACGTGCGTGGATAACAGAATGACTTTGCGCAAAAAACATGAAACCGATTCCGCGGTGACCAATTCATATGACCACATAGAAAACTGTAAAATTACTTTGGCACCTTCACCAACTGTCAAATCGGGGCGGTGCAAACGAATCAAAGTAGTCATAGTCTGTGTAAACGCATTATTACAACCAAAAAGATCGTCGATGGAGAAAAAGGGCACACGTGCTTGGTCGTATACCCCAGACTGGTTAGTTACTGGTAGGTTAAGCCTCAGATCTATACGATTACGGTGTGCAGCTGCCTCAGTAACCAGCTTGCACATCTTGATAAACTTCTTTTTAACACTAATCTCAGTCATACCTTCCAAAGCTTCAGGTGCCACAACTAGCCTCTCCATATTTAGAGAGCTCCGCCGCAGTTCCATATAGTCTGGTAGCTCAACAAGAGACGAAATAGCATCTTTTTTCTCTTTCTTCGTCATCCGACGATTATGCTCCTTCCTCTTCTCCTTCTTTGACTCTCTTCCAGACTGATCAGTATAAATCTGCCAGTCCCAAAAGATATCAGTAGTTGGAATAAGAAAACAAGTATTATAAATGCCGGACAAACTATTGTTGAAGTGGTGAACTAACAAATCCACACCAGGGTCTTGAGAAATATCTTCATCTAAAGTGATTTTAATAATAACATGGGGACGACCCGATGCAACTGTTACAACAACTCCTAACTCAGTTTCGTATCTATTTGCAATAAAACGACCAAGAGTGGAATTAAAATTATAGTAAACCAACCTGTCATACCTTGGGTCCCAATGTGTGGTTGGTACCGTTAGATGAATCTCTACTTCACCCCTTCTTGTGGGCAAAACATGAGGTCCAGGTGACAAATCTAACTCACTAAGGTCATGTTCAACACCAGACTGATCTGACAAATGACTACAAACCCAATATTGTCGGAAAAAAGTAAATAAAGTCATCAAATACCAAATTAGACCAGCAAAAAACCACTGGTAAAACACATTATAACAAGCAGTGCATATTAAAGCTGGATAACCACGATTATAAATAGCAAAATAAATACATCTACCTGTAAAAATATATATAAGGAATGTTGTAAAACTGTGACCAAACACAAATTGAGGTAACGTTTGGAGTATCTGTCCGAGTGCTCGTAACAGACTAACTCTATTATCACCGTAGTGAAGGTCACATATTAGTGGGTCATAACCAGACTGGTCGTAACAATGGTCTTCCTCTAATCGATCAATCTGGTGCCTAGACAATGAGTCGGGGTCTTCATTCTCCCAATCAAAGGATTCAGGTATTGAACGGGGTGTGCACCAATAAGACTGGTAAGTCGTTTGGTCAGAAGGCATATGTGTAAAAACTGTTTCTGTGTCACTATATATTGTAAGTTGGCGCTGTGTTAATGGCTGCGGGTATCCGTCAAAGTCATTTTCAGACCAACTATCATAACTACTACTAACGCTACTTGCTTCTGAATCTTCATAAAATAAATCATACATTTCATACTCGTTATATCTACCGGCACATGTCACTAATTCTAATTGCCAAATATACAATCTGCACACACCACACGAACAAATAAGCGGAGTTCCACTAAGGTCCTCCATGATTCATAAACAGGGAACAACTTTCAAGTCATGAAAATTGATCCCTGCAAACGAATCTGGTTTCCACCTCGACGGCGGGCCAGAATCCTTTTGCAGGGCATCACCACACCTAACAGTAAAGCTTGAAAACAACCATAACCACACAGGGGTTTAATGGGCCCAACACTTTAAAGCGTCGTTAATGACTGTTCAAAGATAGCTTATATCCTATTCGGCACCAGCTAACGCAGCGGTTTAGAAATAAGGATGATAACAGTGAACTCAATTTCA